CGGAGAGATTAATGCTCTAACAACTATCGCAGACGTTATTGCTTATGACGTTTTAGCAGACTGGCCAGTTATTCCGTATCCGCCGAATTATGACGATAGTCGCGCCGCTCCTGTAATCCCTGCTTCTGGCGGTGTTACGGTTATCGGCACTCCGTCGCCTCCGGGTGGCGGCTCTTTTCCGGAAGCTCCGTTGGACGGGAAGACGTATGGCCGCCAGAACGCGTTATGGAATCAAGTTATTGCTTCTACAAACGACGTTATTGATGCTGGAAACTTCTAATGGCTGATATCCTTCGAATTAAAAGACGTACCAGCGGCGCTCCCGGCGCTCCGGCGTCTTTGGCGAATGCCGAACTCGCCTATAACGAAGTCGATCACACACTTTATTACGGAGAGGGAACGGGCGGCTCTGGCGGGACGGCGACGACTGTTGTTCCTATCGGCGGGGCCGGTCTAGGTTCAGGTACTAATCCATTGATGGATGGTGCCGCCGCTCCGGGCACTTCATCGTTGATGTCGCGTGGCGATCACGTTCATCCAACCGATACTTCGCGCGCTCCGCTAAATAATCCTGTCTTTACCGGCGATCCTAGGGCGCCAACTCCGACCGCTGGAGATAACGATACAAGTATAGCTACGACCGCATTTGTTACCGCAGCGGTCGCGGCTTCGACCGCCGGAGTTTCAAGCTGGAATACTCGTACTGGCGCCGTTACGATGACGCTCGCGGACGTGACTGGTGTCGGCGGCGCTCCTTTAGCCTCTCCAACATTCACCGGTACTCCCGCCGCGCCTACTGCGGCTAATGGAACCAACACTACTCAACTCGCGACGACGCAGTATGTAATGTCAACGCGGCTGGATCAGCTTGTTCCGCCGAACGTTGATGTGAGTTGGAATAGTCACAAGATCACCAGCCTGCTTGATCCGACTAACCCGCAGGATGCCGCAACAAAGAATTACGTTGATAACACCACCCAAGGATTGGACGCAAAGGCATCAGTTAAAGCAGCATCGACGGCTAATCTCACCCTCTCGGGCACGCAGACCGTTGATGGAATAGCTTTGGTTGCTGGCGACCGTATCCTAGTCAAAGACCAGACCACACAATCTGGTAATGGCATTTACGTTGTTGCGTCGGGCGCTTGGGCGCGAGCGCTCGATGCCGATACCTGGAATGAACTTGTATCTGCTTACACCTTCGTTGAACAAGGAACGGTGAACGCCGATAACGGCTATGTCTGCACCGTCGATCAAGGCGGCACGCTCGGGACGACTAACGTCACCTGGACGCAATTCTCTGGTGCTGGTCAGATCACAGCAGGGGCGGGTCTCACCAAGACCGGCAACACAATTGATGCGGTCGGCACGGCTAACCGCATCCTGGTCAATGCGGATAACATCGATATTGCTGCGACCTACGTTGGGCAGACCTCGATCACCACGTTGGGCACGATTGCGACCGGTACGTGGAATGGCGCGACGATAGGCGTGGCTTATGGCGGCAGCGGCGCGACCTCGCTGACCGGCTATCTCAAAGGCAACGGCACCTCGGCATTCACGGCTTCCTCGACAATCCCCAACACCGATATTAGCGGGCTGGGCACGATGGCGACCCAGAACGCGAGCGCGGTGGCGATTACTGGTGGCACGATAGACGGCATCACATTAGATGGCGGTACATTCTGATGACTGACGTTTTGTGCATTAAGCGACGCACGACAGGCGCAGCCGGAGCGCCGTCAAGCTTGGCCGTGGGCGAGCTAGCCTACAACGAGATTGATGGCGGGCTTTACATCGGTCGCAGCGCTGGCGGCGTCGTCCAGATCAACAGCCCCGGTAGCGGCGGCAACGTCTCTAACAGTGGCACGCCAGCTAACGGGCAGTGGGCTCAGTGGACCGACGCGACTCACATTCAAGGTGTCGTCACCGGATCAATGCCGTTCCTGCCGCTCACCGGCGGCACGCTCACCGGCGCTTTCAATATCCAATATGGCAGTCCAACAATCAGCTTGCTGAAAAGCGCCTCGGGCCAAGGCGCAAACATTTATGGCTTGAGCGGAGGCAGCACCCGTTGGCTGGTCACGCTTGGTGACACCGCTGCTGAAAGCGGCAGCAATGCTGGCAGTAACTTTACCATCTCACGCTACAACGACGCTGGTGCAGCGCTCGACACGCCGTTCTCGATCAATCGCGCGACCGCTGCCGTGAACTTTACCGGTAGTGCGACCTATGGTGGTACGGTCACGATCAACGGTGGCGGAACGGCATTGTCCGTTCCTAGTGGTGGCGCAAGCTTAGCTTCTCTCACTGTTACCGGCGGCGGCACGCCGTTGTCGGTTCCTTCCGGCGGCGCAAGCTTCGCCCAGGCCTCGGTCACCGGTGCCGGTGGATTGTCTGTCTCTCAAAGCGCGACTATCGGTGCCACTGCCACTGCTGCGGGTTTTATTGGTACCGGAGCAGGTCGCGCTCCTTTTGTTGCGTCACAGGCCAATTCTCCTACCGCGAACGGCGAGGGGCAATTTAGTGGTGTTCGTTGTCTGTGGGCGCAATCCTCCGGTTATAGCACCAATAGCTCACAACTACTCGTTGGTAATCAATGGTATCAGTACGCGGACTTTGCTAATGGCGTGGCATTTGGAAGCGTAGTCAGCGATGCCCGCCTCAAACAAGATATCGCGTCAACCGAGTTTGATTGTTTGGCGACTATTGAGCGCGTTCCGCTCTATCGCTACCGTTGGAAAAAAACGTCGGATGCGCTGAAGCCGATTGGCGTGATCGCGCAAGAGCTTTATAAAATTGAACCGTCGTTTGTGATTAAGCCGCCTGACAATTCGCCTGAACAGGGAAAGGAATTTTGGTCTGTTGATACGAACAACGTGATTGCGGCTCTAATTGGCGCTGTACAACAACTCACCGCTCGCGTCAAAGAATTAGAGGGCCGAATGGCGTAAACAATGCCAGACATTCGCATAGTTCAAAATACGTTCTTTCCGAAGTATTCAGTCATATGTGATTGGAACCTACTCGGCGACGGAACGCTAGATGAAACTCAGGCTCTCGCTACAGCTATCATCGTCGCGCTCGGAACTGATAGCTTAGCAGCGCCATCAGATATTTTGCCGGACCCGGATTCAACCGACCGGATGGGATGGTGGGGAAACCTCGACGCGCAAGAGATTTGGAGCGGTTGGGAGTTAGGTTGTAAGCTTTGGCTTCTTAAGCGTGATAAAATCGTAGGACCGGAGGCGTTACAAGGTTCTACGGTTATGCGAGTTAACCAATATATCCGAGACGCAATTCAACCGTTCATTGATCAACGTATCGGGTCTAGCTTCGTTGTTGAGACTACGCGTGTAGATACGCAACAGATCGATGCGTTAGTCCGGATTTTTCGCGGACCTAGCCTTGAAATTGAATTGCGTTACGCCGTGCTTTGGGAAGGTATCCAAACTGCCGATGGTTCGGCGCGAGCTAATAACTACAACATCGGTCGAATAGCTAATCCGCTATAAATATGCCTTGGTCTACTCCTACATTAGGTCAAGTTCGTTCGCTTGTTCGCGATTCAATTCGCGGGCGGCTTCCGGGCGCTGATGCACTAATTCCGAATAGCGTTCTCCGCGTTATGTCGGATAGCCAAGGCGCACTTTGTCATCTAACACTTCAATACATCGATTGGCTAGCTTTACAACTTCTTCCGGATACGGCGGAGACGGAGTGGTTAGACCGGCACGGTAACATTTGGCTTGTAAATGCTGACGGTACAACCGGCCGGAAAATGGCAACGCTCGCCGAAGGAACGGTTAGTTTCGCAGCAACTGCTCCGGGCGTTATAATTCCGGCCGGAACAATATTGTCGAAATTGAGTGCGGAAATTGAATATGAGACGCTTTCTCAACTTGTTACTGGAGTAGCGAATGAGCCGGTTCCGGGCGAAGTTCGCGCGCTTGATCCGGGGGTGATAGGAAATCTTAATCCAGGCGAAGTTTTAGGAATAAATATCAACGGAGTTCAAGTCTTATCAATCGATGTTACGGGCGGCATCGATGAGGAAAATGACGATGATCTTCGCGTTCGCGTCCTAGAGCGTATTCGTCAGCCACCGCAGGGCGGTGCGGCTCACGATTATGTACGTTGGGCGAAGGCGGTTCCGGGTTGTACGCGAGCTTGGTGCGCTCCATTGGAGATGGGGATAGGTACAGTTACAACGCGTGTACTATTCGACGTTCT